ATGGTCGGAAGATGCGGAGGAAGCTGGGCTCATGGGATTTCGGTGAGGATCCGCCGCCATCCGTCGCTGGTCGTGGTCATGTCGTTGCGGGTGCAGATCCAGATTTCACCTTCGGTCACGGCGAGCCGCCCGAGCCATCCGGGAGTGCCCTCGGTCATCACGGTGCTGTCATGGTTGGACGGGACGAAATCCAGCACCGCGGGATACCAGGTGCCGCCGATGTTCTGCATCGGGATGGAAAGGTCGGGCGGAGCCTCCGGGGCGTTGATGGAAGCGCGTACCCGGGAGCGATGAAGGGCGCTCAGCGATTCCTGGATGTCGTGCCGCAGGTAGTTGGGATGCGGGTCCGCTGCCCCCAAGTGAGCCGCCATCGTGGCAGCCAAATCGGCGGGCGAAGCGATGTTCTGTGGTAGGGGATAGGCCGGTTCCGCATCGACGGGCACGCCTTCCGTGCCGCGGTTCACGTCGTTCTCGACCATGACGAGGAAGGTCCGGGTGGAAGTCGGCTGGCCGCCGCCCTCGCGCCAGGTGATTTCGCCCATGAGGCCGATCTCGGAAAGCTCGGTGCCGGTGGAAGAACCGACCTGCATCGCCGAATCGAGCTCGACCGTGTTGAAGCTCGGCGAGCAGGAGTAAACGGGGCTGGTCGCGCCGGTTGCCGGAGGCACCCACGCCGATTCGTGGACGAGGTAGCCCACGTCGTAGCGCCCGCGCGGCTTGAGCCCGAGTTGGAGCTCCAGGGTGGCCGGGTTGCCGATCTCCGCCGCGGTGGTCCCGTTGGCAAGGAAGCTCACCTCCAGCTTCGCGGCATCCCCGCGCTTGAAGCGCAGCGAAGTGACCGGGTTGCGGAATCCCGGCCCCTCGATCAATTCCAGCGTTTCCAGGTCGACGTAGAGCCTCACGCCGGTGGGCTGCTGTCAACCGGCGCTCACGCGGCCGAAACCAGCCACGCCACCTGGTGGACCAGCAAGCCGGGCGGCTCGTTGCCGGGCGTCGGATCGGTCACCCCGGCAAAAACTCCGTCGCGCCAGTAGAGGATGCCCGAAAGGTAGGGTTGGCCGTAAAGTTCGCCGTCGTTGTTGTAGGTGAAATTGTGAATCTCCAAGTTGAGGTTGCCTCCCCCGGCATCCTCCGAAAGCAGGGATTTCACCAGTCCGTCGCGCACCGTCATGGTGATCTTGAGGGCTGCGGTCACCCCGGCGTCGTAGCCGTTGCCCTCGATGCGGATTTCCTGGGGGAGGGGATCGCCCGGATTGGGCGGCTCGCACTTCACGCGGATTTCCGGCTGGGTCGCCCGCCCGGCGATGCTGCGGAACCGGGCCGGACCATCCGGAGGGTCCTCGTCGGGCTGGCCCGAGCCGTCCAGCGGTTGAACCCAGACCGGCTTGCCCGCGCCGACGTTGGTCGCCCGGAAGTCGAGTTCCACCTCGTCGGCGGTCTGGTTTTCGCTGATGCCGTAGTCGCCGCGGATGGTTCGGAAGCGGTAGATGTTGGAATCCTCCTTGTGGTCCTTGAACACGTTGGCACCTCCTCCGACGTTCTCTCCGGTCCAGAGCTGCGCCCAATGCTCGATGTCACTCTGCTGATAGACCTTCACCTTCGGCGTGCCTCCGTCGTCCTCCAGCTTGAAGAGCTTCACGAAATACTCGCCGTCGCTTCCCGATCCTTCCGGGTCCTCGGGGTAGTAATGGTTGCCATCCTGGTCCTCGGCAGCAGCGAGGATTTCGGGCTCCTCGCTGATCTCACCCATCTCGTCGGTGACGATCTTGCACCAGAGGGTGTCGCCGAAGGACATGGCGATCTGCGGCCGCGGGATGGTGTCGAGCGTCTCTTCACCCACCTTGGGGATGTGGAACTTCACCGTCGGGGTGTCGCCGGACTTGGGCTTGCGCTCGATCACCCAGCCTTCCTTGACCGTGACCCGGTAGCCGCCGTCCTTCTTCTCGATGCCGATGACCGCGAAGGGCGGTAACGCGGGAGTCGGTGCGAGGCCTGGACCGGTGCGCGAGTATGCGAAGCCGCCCGACGAGGCGATGAGTTCGAGCCCCGTCCCCGGTCGAGGCGTGCGCGAGGCGATGGCATCGAGCATGGCGTTCCAGTCCTCGGCGAGCACCGGATCCCCGCGCTTCTTTCTGGGTGGCAGCCGGTTCATTCCTCCTCCTTGTAAATGTCTTCGTCCCAGCCGCCCCGGTCACTGGCCAGCCACTCCATCTCGATCCGGTAGGACTTGCCCTCCTGCGACTGGCTCACGCCGTTTAGCAACCAGTTGCGGCCGCCGGCCAGTTCCGGCACCGGGCCCGATGGTTCGGAAATGTTCCCGATGTCGTTGAGATCTGACGACTTCGCCGGCTTGTCGCGCACCCAGCTTTCCCGCCAGGTCACCCGCGGGCTGTAGTAGCTGGTCTGGCCGCGCTCGATCTTGCCGAGGCCTTCCTTCCCCAGGTCGCTCTCGATCTTGTCGCGGAGCTTGTTGCCCTGGTCGTCCTTGTCCTTGCCGGACTGGATCAGCTGGATCGCCTCGCGCTCCTTGTCTTCAAGGTCCTTGTAGCGCGGGTGGCTGAGCAGCGGCTCCTCCGAGAGAGACAGCCCCATCGAATAGACGGCGTTGTTCTTCTCGTCGTCCTCTTCCTTTTCCTCCGCCCCGGCGTATTGACAGACGATTTCGGCAAGGTCGCCCTCGGTGAAGCTGGCGGTGACCTGCGAGACCTGGATGAAGTTGATCTCCGGATGGACCGTACCGGGTCGCGGCATCAGGGCGACGGCGGAGCTGCGGTGGCAAAGGAAGATCTGGGTGGCGGTCCACTTGCCCTCCTTGTCGATCTGGACGGAGTAGCCGGGCTGCGGATAGAGGCGTCCCGGTTGGATGGCAACGTGTCTCGGCATCTTGGCCTGGGCGCGGCGTCAACCGAAGGCCGCCTGGCCGCTGCCTCCGAGCTTGTCGACCCGCCGATTGAGATCGTGCAAGAGCCGGTTGGTTTCGCCGGTTAGCCGGTTGTTCTCGCGCTGCGCATCCAGCGCCCCGGACGAGTAGCCACCGCCACCGACCTTGCCGAGGGAGGTGACAATCGGGGCGAGGGTGGCAGTGCTGGGTTTGGCGGCTGAAGGCGCGCTGCCGCTGACCTTGCCCGCGGCTGCAACCGTCTTGGCGGCATCCTCGGGCTTGGGCATCGTGTCGCGGATCGAGGTGACCACCTTGCCGAAGCTGTCCCGCAGGCCGCGGGTGTTGATGAGTTCGCCGCCGGTGGATTCGCCCGCTTTGCGCGCCGCCTCAGCCACCCGCTCGCCGAGCTTCGGTGCTCCCTGGCCGATAAGCCCCTGAGCGCCTTCGGCGATCTCTTTGAAGTTCATGCCGAACAGTTCCGCGCCGGCTTCCTGCCGGTCCTTGAGGATGCTCGCGAAGTTGGTTTCCACGTCGCCGGCCTCGAAGCCTAGCAGCTCGTCCATCCCCGGGATCTTGAGTAGCCCCTTGAGCAGGTGGGCGATCACCCATTCCATGCCCGCCTGGAGATAGACGATGGGCGTCTGGAAGGCATTGAGCAGCGCGGCCCCGAAGCCGGCCGCCAGCCCGAGCAGGGTGGTGCCAAGGCTCTTCCACATCGCGCCGTCGGTGATCAGGTTCCAGAAGAACTCGATGGCGGCGCGGAAGCCGTTGACCAAGGCGTTCACGCCCACCGCGAAGCCGAGCTTGAGGGACGATGCCACGAGGTCGAGCAACTGCCCGCTCTTGAAGGCCGCGATCACGAACATCACCGCCTCCTTGACCCGCAAGCCCGCTTCGGTGGCGAGGGGCGTGAGCTTCTGCACCAGACCGATGGCCTGCTCTACCAGCGGCCGGATGGCGTCGTTGATCGGTTGCCCGAGGGTGAGGAACACCTCGTTGATGGTGTCCTTGAGGGTGGAGAATAGGCCGGAAGTCGTCTTGCCCTGCGCCTCCATCATACCCGCGAACTTGCCGCCCTGCGAGGTCATATCGATGAACGCCCGCTCGATGGCCGGGAAGCCGACCTGGCCGGACTCGACTAGCTTCTTCACCTCGGAATCCGAAACGCCGAACTGCTTGGCGAGTTCCTGGATGATCGGGATGCCGCGGCCGGTGAGCTGGTTGATGTCCTCAGCGAAGAGCCGCCCCTGGACCCGCGCCTTGCCGTAGAGTTCCGCGATCTCGTTGACGGGAGCCTGCACGCCCGCAGACACGTCGCCGATCCGTCGGAGGGTTTCGGGCACGGAGTCGGCGGATTCACCGAAGGCGATGAGCTTGCGGCCGGCATCCGCCAGTTCCGGGAACTCGAACGGCGTCTTGGCCCCGAGTTCGCGGAGTTTGCCGAGGGTTTGCTCCGCCTTGGCCGCATCGCCGATCAGGGTCGTGAAGGCGACCTTGGTCTGCTCGAAGTCGGCGGCTGCCGTGACCGCTTTCATGCCGACTCCCACTGCAGCGGCCCCGCCGGCCATGGCCGCGCCGATGGATGCCTTGAACGCGGTCCCGGCGACACTGAAGCCCTTCTGCAAGGCGGCGGCACCGCCCTTGCCAAGTCCGGCCAGTCCAGCGCCCGTGAGCCTCCCCATCCGCCGGGCCGACGCGCCGACCAGTTCGGTGGCACCGGCCATCGCCCGTTTCAGGGCGGTGATGTCGGCTCCGAGGGTGACGGTCAGGGCGCTCATGCGCCGGGGCTGGAGTCAACCAGCTGGGAGTCTGTCTTTGGAGTGAAGGCCGTTGGAAGAACTGGCGCCCGGACCGGAGGGAGAAATGGGGTGTGTTTTCCACACTCTTTCAGTGACGTGCTAGTAGACAATTAACGATTTTGAAGTAGTAACCGAATCGGCTACCACTTTGCCTTGTTTTTTGCTAGCGGTCACGCGCACAGTATAAGTTCCTTTCTTAGATGGCATTCCGGATATGACACCCGTCATTGCATCTATTTTCAGCCCTTTTGGCAGCCCGGTGGCCGTGAATGCATTTGCTCCAAAGTTAGTCGTAACTGCGTAAGGGATGATGTTCTGTGAGATAGGAACGGAAACGCTTGATAAGTCGCTCGT